GTCTCGTGTAACCTTCGGTGGCTCAAAGAAAAGTTAATTTTTTAACAATTCCTAACCATCCAAGGATAAATCAATAATGTCTAAGGAGGACAACAACTATGGCTAATAAAGATAGCGCGTTCGGTCTAAGACCGATCGGAAAAGTTGGTCAGAATAAAGACAACCAAGGTTTATCCGAGTACAGCATTGCAGCTTCTGCAACAGCTATTTATCAAGGTGATCCAGTAGAAATTTTAGCTACTGGTACTATTGGTGTAGCGGCAGCAACTGATGCTCTATTAGGACCACTTAACGGTGTTTTCTTTACTGATGCTTCATCAAGCAAACCAACATTTGCGAACCATTTAAAGGCATCTAATACAGCATCCGACATTGTCGGTTTTGTATCAGACGATCCTTATGAAAGGTTCGAAGTTCAATCATCTGGCGCAACTGCAGCAGCAGACGTCGGAATGAATGCTGACATTAGTTACAGTGCGGGTAGTTCACCAAACTTTGTTTCAAAAGTAGAGTTAAATCATGGTGACCTTAAAACTGGTACTGCTCAACTAAGAGTAATTGGTATTTCTAAAGATCCAGAGAATAACGAAGCAGGTTCTGCTAATGTTAATCTTGTTACGATCATTAACGAACACCAATTAAAAGGCACAACAGGTATCTAATAAAGGAGAATAACTATGGCGATATCAAGAGGACAGCTAGTCAAAGAACTAGAGCCAGGTTTGAATGCTTTATTCGGCCTGGAATACAAACAGTACGAGAATCAACATGCAGAGATTTACACTACTGAATCTTCAGACAGAGCGTTCGAAGAAGAAGTAATGTTATCTGGATTTGCTCAAGCGCAAGTTAAACCTGAGGGTTCTGGCGTAACTTTTGACAATGCTCAAGAGACTTACACAGCTAGATACACTCACGAAACTGTGGCTTTAGCATTCTCAATTACTGAAGAAGCTATTGAAGATAATCTGTATGACAGATTAGCATCTAGATATACAAAAGCGTTAGCTAGATCAATGGCAAACACAAAACAAGTTAAAGCTGTTAATCCACTGATTAACGGATTTGGTACTTTCACATCAGGTGATGGTTCTGCATTATTTGCAACAAACCACACTACAATTGCAGGTACTACTTCTAACACTTTAGCTACTGCAGCTGACTTAAACGAAACATCGTTGGAACAGTCAATGATCGACATTGCTGCAATGACAGACGAAAGAGGTCTGAAAATTGCATCAAGAGGAGTGAAAATGATTATTCCTTCTGCGCTTCAGTTTACAGCTGAGAGATTAATGAAATCTCAAGGTAGAGTGGGAACAGCAGATAATGACATCAACGCAATTGCGTCTATGGGAATGTTACCTCAAGGTTATAGAGTTAACAATTTCTTAACTGACCCAGATGCGTTCTACATTATCACTGACGTGCCTAATGGAATGAAGTACTTCCAAAGAGCAGCTATTAAAACTGCTATGGAAGGTGACTTCGATACTGGTAACGTAAGATACAAAGCTAGAGAAAGATACTCTTTCGGAGTTTCTGACTTTAGAGGTATTTTTGCATCACCAGGTGCGTAATCAATAAAATTTGTGGCGGACATAGTTCCGCCACATTTAACTGTTATAATAGAAAGACTTATGAAAAAATTTTTAGTAACAATTTGGGCTTACGATCATCACGCAAAATTTGAAGTTTTATCCCAAGATAATCCAGAAAGCTTGGAAAATGCTATCCTTGACAAGCTAGGAGAAAATGATATAAATTGGGAATTCCTTGGAAACAGTTATGCTGACAAGGTAAACAGAATAACCTATGAGGAGGTTATAGAGGATGACAATGCAAAAACATCTAGAGGACCTGTACCACAAGAAGGAAGGTCTGGATCTACAGTGGAAGCAGGAGCATCTTAAAGAGGGTAGATATACTCTCAATATGGTTAAAATTGACCGAGCGGTTAGAGAAGTAATTAACCATATAAAACTTGCTGAAGCAGCAAAAGAGCATCAGCAAAATAAGATAGAAGGCTCGCAACCACAAGTTTCTGTAGCTACTTAAACAAAAAGCTACATCGTTGAATAAATTCAATTCACACTACGGGATCTCTTGCACTCTATTTAAATCTAGTATATAAAATAATCACTATACAATTAATCAAGAGCATAGACGCGTATAGTCGACGGCCTAAAGACTATGTTCGGAAATTAGGAGGATTATATTATGGCAAGTACAACGTTCGGTGGGATTTTAAGATCCACTGGTGACAATAAAAAAACAAGTAGTGCTGGAAGTGCACAATTAGCAATTAAATTTAGATTTGCTCACAATTCAAGCGGCGCAGCTGTTGTGAAAGATGCAAGTGATTCAAGTGCGGTTGTTCTTCCTGCAGGTGCAATTGTAGATGCAGTTTATTGTAAAGCAGCATTAAACGCTGGGACATGGGATCTTGGTGTTAAAGATTACGATGGCGGTGCAGATATTACTGACCCAGATGCTATCGTTGATGGTGCAGCTAACAACTTAAACAGCATGATCAATGCAGCTACTTCTACAATTCCTGGAGCAAGAATGTTAGATCAACAAACTTACTCTGAGCAAGCAACTGTAACTGCTACAGTAACAGGTGCAGCTAGTGGAAATGTTTACGGTGTTATCTATTATCACTTAGATGACAATGGAAACAACTCATAATAATTAATTTAATGTGGGCCTTCGGGCCCACATAAATTTTAAGGAGATAATATGGCAGGTGGCGGATCATTTGCAAGCGATCAAAAGTTTACAAAAGCAACAGCTGATGGACAATTAAAAACTGCTTCAGGTGGTAGCACTAATATTGGTCCTTGTAGAATTACTTACATTCAAGCAACAGGATTTACAAATATAAAACTTTATGATGCAGCAACTGCATCTGGAGGAATTATTTTTGAATCTACTTTTGGTTCTGAAGGTCTAGATATGTTTATACCAGGAAGTGGTATACGATTTAGAAATACTGTTTACGTAGATGTAACAGGATCAGGATCAGTAACAATAGGATATACAGGATAATGAAATCAGACGTAAAAGCAGTTAGAAAAACAGGAACAGGTTCTGTGTTCGCAGGAAGAACAAGATTAAGAGGAATTATTTTAGCATCTACAGGTTCAGCTGGTTCAGTTACATTGAGAGATGGAAAAGGTGTAGATCAATTTATTGTTGATGTACCAGCAGGAGACGTTTTCTCATACAATTTAGCAGAAGATGGTATTTTGTTTGAAGATGGAATGACTATACAAGCTATTAGTAATGCTACTGTAACTGTTGTTATAGATAAATAGGAGGCTTCATGGCAAACACAACCTCTGGAACAGCAACCTTTGAAAAAGGTTTTTCTATTTCTGATATTGTTGAAGAAGCATATGAAAGAATAGGAATACAGGGTGTCTCTGGTTATCAATTAAAATCTGCAAGAAGATCTTTAAATATTTTATTTCAAGAATGGGCTAATAGAGGTTTGCATTATTGGGAAGTTGCAAACAATAATATTACTTTAGTTTCTGGTCAAGCAACATATACCATGTTTAGATCAACAGCTGATGGTACTTCTAGTGCAACAGCAGTTTATGGTGTAGATGATGTGTTAGAAGCTTCATATAGAAATGCTAGTAATGTTGATGTACCACTTACAAAAATAAATAGAGCAGCATATCAATCATTATCAAATAAAACTTCTACAGGTCAACCAACTCAATATTTTGTTCAAAGATTAATTGATAGAGTTACAGTTACTTTATATTTAACACCTGGTTCAGACCAAGCAGGTAAATTTTTAAATTATTATTACGTAAAAAGAATTCAAGATGCAGGAGACTATACTAATGATGCAGATGTACCATATAGATTTGTGCCTTGTATGATTGCAGGTCTTGCATATTATTTAGCAATTAAAAATGCACCAGACAGAATGCAAATGTTAAAATTATTATATGAAGATGAATTAAACAGAGCTTTACAAGAAGATGGTTCTTCTTCTAGTTCTTACATAACACCTAAAACTTATTATCCAGGAGCATAGTATGAATAAATATGTAGATTATACAAAAGCTGTAAGAGAATTAGGTTTACAACCTTTACGTATTGATGAGTTTGAATCATTAACAGGTGCCTTAGATATGCAAGAAATAATTAAATTAACGGAACGAATGCAAAAAGCAGAAAAACCTTTAGGTAAAGATTAATGGCAAATTTAAGTAAGGGTAAATATGCAAAGGCAATATCAGATAGGTCAGGTATGGAATTTCCATACAAAGAAATGGTAACTGAATGGAATGGTTCATTTGTTCATATATCTGAATTTGAATCTAAACATCCACAACTAGAACCTAAAAAACATGTTGGAGATGCAGAAGGTTTACCGCAAGCTAGACCTGGAAGAACAGAACCTTCTACAGAAAATTTATTACCACCTAATCCTTTTCAAATGATTCAAGGTTTAGCTACTGTATTTGTAACTGA